GACGAGTCCCAGTTTTTAACAACGTGGGCAGTTCAATCGGACACGATCGAAACTACTATTGGCAACAAGCAGGGCACGAGTCTCCCTGAACAAAACCTTATTAACTTCGGTGAACGGGTGGTCTCAATGCGTCAGTTGTTGCGCCGCACCACATGGGTGAGTGCTTCAACAATACCTGCTGACACGACGCATCAGTTTGTCATGTTCCGGAAACTTTTTACTAAGATACCGGGCATGTACGGGTACGATACTGGAGGGATCAACTCGGCGAAAGGCCTTGTAGTCCCTGCAAGCAACTTCAAGTTTAATTACTCGTTGGTGCATCCACTTTGCTGGCTCTTGCCGGCGTTTGTGGCGTACCGTGGCTCGACCAACTGGACATTCAATGCCCTGGGCGGCGGCCAACCTGTGGAACATATGCGTGTTATTCGTAACAACCGTCCATCCACAGCAGCTTCGGAAATCATTACTACCATGACACCAGGCACTACTAGTGCTAATGCGTCGTGGTTTTATGCAAATTTCCTGGCCGGTAGCGCCGGTCAAGCACTGACAAACCAGCGAACGAATGCTGGTTTAGCCGTACAGTGTCCCAACTATTCGGCGTATAAGTTCCAGAGTACTAACCCTGCGAACTATACAACGCCAATAGCGGCCGACGGTTCCCTCTACGATCAGTTCCAATTGGAGCTTTTCTTGAGTGGTACTGGTTCAGGCCCGACACCCGCCAATACGATTCTTAATTCGTATGTGGCTATCGGCACTGATTTCGGTGCACATTGGTTTCTGAATGTGCCTACTTTTTGGCTCTATTCGGCGAACCCAACAGCTAATTAGCTGAACCCAATCCCCATTGGAAGGGAGAGGGTGCTGCCCATAGGAAGGCAGCTGAGCAGACGTCTCAGGGACTAGGTTCCCGAAGGACTCCCCGCACGGTGGGGGCTCGCACACTCGATTGAAGAGTGTGTTGGTACCGCGCAAGTTTTATATTAGATTTACTCATTGAGGGTTTTCATTGTGGAGCTTGCGCTTCACATACCTGGTAGATCACGAACAGTTTGTTCCCCTTGAGAGGGGGGCCCAACCTGCAGTCGTGGATTCCAGTCTTTTTACCTCAAAACTGTGACCTTTTATATCTTGCAACGCGTGAATCGTGAAG